TTTGTGATTAAAGTTCCTCTTGTGCCACCAGAAACTAGAGGCAATATATTATAGTTAAAGGTTCCAGAGTAAGTTCCGTTATTTGAGCATCCTGAAAAATCATATGCTGTAGTTCCGCTACTCTCGTCAAGTCTCCAAAATCCTATTGGATTTTCTTGCATAATTTTTGACTGGTAGCTCATTTACTTTAGCCCTTATCGTCAGAAATTGATACTGGAGGGTTTTTATAGAAAAATAGTGGAACACAATATTTTTTACCAGATGTAACAACTTTTGCCTGATGAATATAATCTGGAGTAGAAGGGAAAAATATTAAACATCCAGATTCTGGTTTAATTGTAATATTATGTTGAGGAAACGCTAATTCTCCACCTTCATAGTCATCATTAATATAAATAACAGCAGATAATATTGTTTGATTATCGTCTCCTGGGAAATCATCAAAATGTGGCCCCATGTCTGAGCCAGTGTTGTATTCTTTAATTTCAAAGGTACTAGGAAGATGAGGTATGTCCTTTATATCTAATCTACTAAAATATTTTTGAGCCAATTCTTCTGCTGCTTTTCTCATAACCTCTACAAGATCATAGGCAATTAAATCTCCTCCAGATGGCTCAGAAGAATGATTAAATATAAAATGCCCTGTTTTAGTTCTACCATAAAAATACTCTGGGTCATCGTTTGCAGGCCATGGCAACCAAGGACCTAGCTGCTTTAATGGGTTTCCTTTTATATTAAATGTTTTTTCATCTTCAAATCTTGCATCTAACTCTTCTAGCTCTCTAGGCCAACTTTCCATTAAATTTATAACATTTTTAAAAACAAATATTTTATCAGCAAAAATTGTAAGATTTTCTGTCAAATCTTTAACATTAACATTATTCATTACTATTCACCCTTACCCTTATAAATTGGAGCATTTCCAGCAGCTTTGTCTTTTGCCCATTGATCGTAAGACAAATCTTGTTCTTTTCTAGTTGCAGCTAATTCATCAGCCCACCTTTGCCTTTGTTCGTCTGTATATTCCATTCTAGCGTCATCCCAAAAAGATCCTATTGTATATCTATCTCTTCTAGTATTTTTGACTTGAGTGACTTCGTGTTCGTTACCATGTCCGCCTTTAAATATTGCATATAAACCAACCTTTGGCTTTATTGCTATATCATAATGTTGAAAGTTTAATATGCCTCCATCAAAATCATCATTTAAGTATAAGAATCCAGCATATCTACTTCTTTCAAACGCTGTTGGCTTACCGTCTTTTGAATTGTCTGAATGAAAATCTGCGAAAGCTCCTTCTACCCACTTTTGAGCATGATAACTAATTTCAGCAAATTTATGTCCAAATATATCTTCGCCACACTTTTTAAATTTAAACTTTAATCTGTTAAAGTAGTCTTCTGGTAGGCCAAACTCTGGCAGAGTAGGATCTGAGTCCCAGAATCCCATTGCAAAAGAGTCATAAAAAGAAATTTGATTCCACTTAAGTCTTCCACTTTCAACTAATGATTCTAAATATTTAATCATAGCTTCTGCTTCTTGCTCGGAAATAAAATTTTCAACAGTAAAGACGTCGTCTTTCCACTCTTTAATTGTTGGATATTTATCTAAAATTTCTTGACTAATCACTTGTCTTCCTTTGTTAATTGTTTAATAGTCCAAAACCATGGAGATGTATATCTTGTTCCCTTTGTAACCTTATCTACTCCGTGAATATAATTTTTGTCTCCTGGGAAAAAATATACCGCTCTTCTTTTTGGCTTGAATGCAATTTTTTGTAATGGGAAATGAAGCTCCCCTCCTTCATAATCTTCGTTTAAATAAAATATTGTTCCTAGGTCATACCAAGGGAAATCGTTTTCAGTTCCTGCATCTGGACCCTCGTGTAATTCTTTATCTGCATGTGGAAATTGAAAAGTTCCTACTGGCCATCTAACTATAGCTGGGTTTGTTGGCTCAACTTCTACAACACCAAAAAAATCTTCTATAACTGGTTTAAATCTTGCTATTACTTCACGAAGCATGTCTACAACTTTTTGATCTGCTTTCATTAAGGTGTTTAGTGTAGCTACTCTATTTTCCCATGGTCTGTGATCATAAATAATTGTGCCATTTTCATTATAATGAGATTCGGTTACGTCCCAGATCTTATTGTTTCTGGCAAAATTTTCTAGATAGTCGCACTCTTCTTCTGTAAGAAAATTTTCTATTTCGCCTATCATCTCTGGACCAGACCCAAAATAACCTGAAGGGGTGATTGACTTTCTAGCAGTTCTAATATGCTTACCCTCTTCTAAAGAATCATGATTTTGAATGATATCATCGTCGTGAGCGCTTTTAAACAAAACGTCACTATCGAAAGAAATTATATTGTCCATTTTTTCTCCTTATTCATAGCTTTTTTTAACCCAAGTTGTTTTTTTATAAACTCCGCCAAATTTAACTCTAAATTTTGATACGATTGACATGTGCCTATCGTACATTTCGTCATTACTATAGTATACCATCTCTGAAGTCCAAGCCTCACGCTTTATCGGAAATATCTGAGCAAACGGTGTTCCTTTTGGAATTAAACCAGAAAACCCTTCTTTTAAAAAGAATGGCATTAAGCCTGGCAAAGTATACCTATCGCTATCTATTATTCCATTAACTGTTAAAAATGGTAGATCATTTCTATTGAGAGGAGAAGTTACTAAAGCACTATATCCATCTGGCATTTGTATTCCCCAATTAGGCCACCAATGAAAATGCTTTTTGCTATATCCATGAGGATATTCAAACTGTGGCATGCTACTTCTTGCTTCACAAAAATCTTTATATTTTGGATCAATAATTACATGTGGCTCTCCATCATACTGGGCAAACATTATGTCTGTCGGAGTTCTTAAAACATATCCTGTTGAAAAAACATCTAGGAGTGCTGGACAAGATTTAAACCCTAAAGATTTTTCTAGCTCATCATCTTTATTGTATGCTGCCATTATTGGATCTCCGTTATCATCAACCCAATATTTTGTTGCATCTTTCCACCAATTTGGCATAAAATTTTTAGCTGGCCCTGGCTCTAAAGACTTGTGCTCATTTTCATTATTATAAGGTCTTGCAGAACCAAATTTAATTTTTGGCATTATTTACCACCTTAAGTTTTAAACTTTTAACTTCATGTTTACCCAATTTATTTCCTAAATAATCTACAGCATCACGATAAAAATTAGTCCACTTGTTTTCTTCTGCAAGCTTTGCAACATATTTAATATGTTCTGTTTCATTATATTGATCTGCATATGGAGAAATAGGCATAGTGTTTTTATTTAGCATCTCTATTTCTGAAAGCTCGATTTCGCCAAGTGACACTGGTATTACTGATATTACTGGGTGTCCTGCTGGAATTGTAATTGGAGTATACGGCTTAGTTATTCTCCACGCTACTGGAAATTCTGCAGTATAAAAAGAAGTGCTTATTGCTGTTGTAAAAGGTTGAGCCCCATCTAAAAAGTAATTAGGGGCTGGCATTCCAAGTAGGCTAACATTTTCTTCAGTTTTAAAAATTAATCCTGTTTTAAAACTTATAGTTGCATTAGCTCTTTCTGTGTAGCAATATTTATGTCCAGCAAGAATTTTTACGTGATCTTTACTAGAATCTGATTTTCCATCCCAAACAAAAGTTATGTCTTCTGGAAAAGATAATGACCAACCAAGAGTATTTGTTAAAGTTACTGGGAAACAAGTATACGCATGTCTGTCATATGTTTGCTCCATCCACTCACGTTTTGCCTGTAAAGGAGACAATGTAGCAGCATCTTCAGAAGAAACATAAGCTTTTATTTTATACATAACCTTCTGTATATCTCTTTTCAATATCACGATAGTCTGGCGTATGTGGAGCTTCTAGATAATCTAGCATAGTAACAATTGAATATTTTGTTCCGCTTGTTACTGGCATTGCTGCATGAGAATAAATATAAGAAGACGGGAATAAATAAAGATCTCCTGCTTTTGGTTTAATCTTTAAGTTAAACTTATCAAAGAAGAGCTCTCCGCCTTCGTAATCATCATTAATATATCCAACAGAAGAAAGCACACAAATGTAGGAGTATCCGTGATCTGAATGAACCTGGAAGTGTTGGTTTGGTCCATACTTAACAAAGTTAAATGACTCCCAATAGTTTAATGGGGCAAGTCCAAAAGCATTACGATATTCTTCAACTGGCTTTAGCTGTGCTTTATAAGAGTCTTCCCAAATTTTTTCTAACTCTATTTCGGCCTCTTTTTTATTGTCTTTATTAACATACTGCATTGATAGCATTAGACTGTCATCGCTATTTCTTTTAATTTTAAAATCGTGTGCATCTCTATATTTTAAATCTGTATGTGCATAACCAGTTTGAGACTGATTCCACTTATATTTACCTTCGCTCTTACTTAAAGAATTTTCTAGTCTGTTTACAAGGTCCATTTCTTTTGTAAAAACATCTCTATATACAACAATTCCGTAATGTAAGTACTCTGCATTTGGAGAAAACATTATTTTATACCATACTTTCTATCTATATATTCTTCATACTCTACAGTATGAGTGTCATCATTATAATCTAGCATTGTTACAAATGAATATTTAGTTCCCGACCTTACTGGCATTGCTACGTGGGAAAACAAATAGGTAGAAGGAAATATGTATAAGTCCCCTGCCTTTGGTTTTTCAAAAATCTTTAATTTTGGAAAAGCTAATTCTCCTCCAACATAGTCGTCATTTGGATAAGATACTAATGAAACTGTAGATATATATGACCATCCATGATCTGCATGCTCTTTAAAATATTGTCCTGGACCATATTTAACAACATTAGTCCATTCCCAAAAACCCATTTTTATTTGGTAATAATCGCAATATGCATCTACATAAGGCTTTTGAGATTCATAAAGATGTTTATATATATTATGATCTTTTCCTAAATCGCTTAGCTTAAAATCATAACAGTCTCTATATTCTATATCTGTTTCTTCTAGTCCTACTTGAGCTTTAGCCCAAGAGCAATCCCCTTTTGATACGGCTTTTTCAATTTCATTTATTACATCAAATGACTTATCAAAAACATTTTCAAATTTCCATATACCTGGGAATATTTCTATTTTATTCATATTCCTACTTTAGCATTTAATATCTAGTTAGTCAACATATGGATGGGGCATCCATTGTATGCAAGCATACCTCCAGCAATAATCATGCCGTATGGCTCTCTATAGAAAAGAATTGTATTTGTTTTCTCTTTTATAATATTTAAACTAGTTATTGGAACAATATTGATAGATTCATCTGAGTAAATAACTAAAGAATCTCCTACAGATAAGTTTTCAACTGTAACAATAACATATTTATTATTTTTATAAATTAAAACATCTTCTTTTAATGAAAATCTCTTATCTTGATCATCGTTAATAACCATAGTTTTATTATGAGATTCAGTTAAAATATTAGTTATTTTAGAATTTAATAGTTTATGATTTTTTAACTCATTAACTGACCATGAATTTACTATTTCTGAACATTCTGCTGTAACTACTCCAAACGAACAATTGTCTGCTCCGTATGTTATATCGTCAAAGTCTAGCGTAGCTAGTGTGTCTCCTATAACAATATCTTTTGCTTTCTTGTACCCGTCCGTTGTGAGTACAGGAGTATCCTCCTGAATACAAAATCTTGGTGGGCTAAAGAATCTTGGTGGGCTAAAGAATCTTGGTGGGCTAAAGAATCCTGGAGGACCAAAGAAACGTGGTGGGCTAAAGAATCTTGGTGGGCTAAAGAATCCTGGAGGACCAAAGAACCCTGGTGGGCCGAAGAAACGTGGTGGTGCAAAGAATCCTGGAGGACCAAAGAACCCTGGTGGGCCGAAGAAGAACGGTGGGCCGAAGAAGCGTGGTGGGCTAAAAAACGCTGGCGGGGCAAAGAACCCTGGTGGGCTAAAGAATCCTGGAGGACCAAAGAATGCTGGGGGTCCAAAGAAAAACGGTGGGCCAAAGAATCCTGGAGGGGCAAAGAACCCTGGAGGAGAAAAGAAACGTGGTGGTGCAAAGAAGCGTGGTGGTGCAAAGAAATCTGGTGGCGTAAAGAAAAGAGGTGGAACGAAGAAAGTTGGTGGCAAGAAAAATGCTGGTGGGGCAAAGAATCCTGGTGGGCCGAAGAATGACGGTGGGCTAAAGAATGTTGTTACTTGATTTGTTGTAGCTCCAACAGAAGTTCCGTTAGCATTAATTGCTACTACTGTATAAGACTGTGAAGTTCCACCAACCTCTGAGATTGTGTATGGTGATGTTACGTTATTATAAACTGGACCTGGTGTTCCATCTGAAGGTGGCTGAGTGTTTGGATCACTAGATGTAATTCTATAACTAGAAATAGCTTTTCCACCGTCATTTGCTGGTGCTGTCCAAGATACAACATCTTGATCTGCTACAGTTGACGAAACTGCTGGAGTTCTTGGAATACCAGGAACTGTAGTTGCTAAAATTTGATTTGAAGATACAGATTCATCTGAGTTACCATTAGCATTTGTTGCTAAAACTTTAAAAGTATAATTAACATTACTTTGAAGTCCTACAACTGTAATTGGGCTTGCCGATCCTTCACCAGTAAAACTTCCTGGAGTAGATCTTACTGTAAAGCTTGTTGGAACAGTACTTAATGGATCTACTGTAAAGCTTACTGTTGCGGCTCCATTATTAAAAAGTCTATTTGTTCCAACATCTGTTGCTACAGGGTTAAGTGGTGGCAACGGCTTTTCAAAATCGCCTGCTGCTGCTGACTTCTTACCAGATTTCTTTCCCACTTATACTCCTAAGCCGTAAGATCTCCGAATACTAACCATGTGTTAGCATCCCGTTTTAATAGAGTGGCAATTGACCACTGACTTCTTATTTTTAATCCTGGGGTAGCATTAAGATTAACTCCAAAAGCACTACCTATAGTAATTTGACCAGAATTGGTTTGAATAACATCTATAGTTGTTCCTATTGGAAATGTTAGAGAAGGTGTGTCTGCTGGAATAGTTAGTGTTCCAGCAACCTTTAATGACATTTCAATTATAGAGTCTCTTTCGTCTAAAGAAGAAAGAGTATAATTTGAATAAACCTTATTTATTTTAGTAATAGAAGGAACGCCTTGTTTAGACTGAGGTCCATCTGAAAAATTTAATGTTCCATTACCAGTATTCATAGTTCCAGTAAGGTTAACAGTTCCGCCTAGTGTGGCGGAACCATTAACACCAAATTCTTCTGCTACCGACAGAGTTTTTACTGATAGTTCAGCGTTATAAGGTATTTTTACTTTTTGTACAGACATTTAAGTCTCCTCCTTATTCTTTTACGCTGATGCTTCTGTCCAAGATAGACGAGAGTAAACGCTAGCAGTTGACCCTCCGAGGTTTGTTGCTGTAATTGTTAGAACGTCTGGACCGTCTGGATAAATACCAGAAGTTGTTACGGTTCCTCCTCCACCCAAGATAGAGTTTCCTAGATCTCTAAGTGTAGTTAGGTCAACTGAGTTTGTTCCAGTGGTAAAGAATCCACCAGTAACTTCTCCGCCAGAAACTGTTGAGCTTTGACCAGAATAGTCTGCAATTTGTGCAAGAGATGAGTTGACTGCGCCTGTTACGTTACCAACTGCATTTGTCCATGTTAATGACTGTGATGGTGTTCCATTAAGTATTGCCTGTACCAGAATTGTTGAACCTGATGATACAGATACGTCAAGGGCCCTCATGGCAAGCTGCATTCTATTTACAATTTCACGAGCACCAAAGTTTGCAGCAATTCCGTTATCTGCAGAAGGTGCTACACGAATTGAAAGAAGTGCTCTTGTTGCTCCTGATGGAACTGAAGTTGCAGTTCTCTGTCCATATGTAAAGATAAGTGACTTATCTTCATCATACTGTCCGTCCATAATAACTGATGTTCCCCAGTGTGAAATAGTTGCTGCAAATGTTGGGAAAGCTAACTCAACACATGCTGGTGATTGTGCGTCATAGGTAAACTGTAGAGGAACATCTGATCCCATTGGAACTGCTGAGAAAGCAGAGTTAGCTGCAGCTACTGGCTGGCTAAATGTAATTGCTCCTGTATCGTAGTTAATTGCAGATACAAAAGTCTCATCTGGATACTCTGACCCAACGACTCTCATACCAACCTGAATTTTTGCTGTATCAGCACCAAGTGTAATATTTCCTCTATTTTGTCCGCTTCCAATAGTAATTGCTACGTTTTGTGCTCCAAGCTTTGCACGAGTTAAACCAGTAAATGATGTTGCTGTTTTACCAGAATAATTTACATACTCAACCTGTGTTGTATTTCTAACAACCAAGGTTCCAGAGCTAGGGAATCTTGATGTATCTTTTACTGGCAAAGATGTGCCAGTAGTCAATACTGTATCTGTTAGGCTTGTAAAAGGAGGGTTTGTAGTTGAAGAATATCTACCTGGAAGGTTACCAGAGCGCATATACGCTTCAGTGTTAACGTTATTGTTTTGCATTCTGTGCAAATAAATAATGTTACCCTTTGGACCTCTTACACCCCAACGGATAAATCCTGCTCCATACCATGTATAGTCGATATAGAACATCTGCATCTTAGAAAGGTCCATTGTATATTGTGAAGGTCCTGTTCCATCTGCCTTGTCCATGTTAAATTGATCTTGAGGAACTCTTGTATCAATTGTCTTTGAGTAAATACATAGTGAAGCTGTTGCTCCTCTATATGCAGGAGAAATATTCATTTCAATATCATTTGTAATCGAAGTAATTCTGTAAGATTGTCCTCTAATTACAATTGTATCTCCTGGAATTAACTGCTTGCTAAAATATGTTGGTTGTTCGCTAAGTGACTGAACAACAACGTCTGAACCGTTAGTTACGTTAATTCTTCCAGAAAGTTGAGTTGTTGAGCTTCTACGAACTGCATAAAGCTTTGTTCCGTCATACTCAAAAAATACTCCGTTTTGCTCATCAAACATACCAAGTCTATTTTGACATCCGTACCATGCTTCAATAGAAGCAAACACGTTGCCAGTTGCAATAGTGCTTGATGGTGTAGATAGAGCTGTATATGAGAACCTATTGTATCCTAGAATATCGTTTACCACGAATGTTCCATTGTATGCTGATTGATCAGCACCACCAATTTTTACTATAGTTCCTGGCTGGATACAGTGCTTTTCTTTTGTAACAACAGTTACAGTTGTTCCAGATGAAGTAATTGAGTCAATACCTGCGTATGGCTTTAGAATTGTTCCTGAAGACATTTGAATGCCCTTACCAGATTGATATCTAAAGTAACGTCTTGTTTGACGATATGCTTCTCCGTAGTTAGAACCAGCTTGAGTACCAAAAATTACTCCGCCGTCTGCTGGTCTATGCAAGAAAACACCTTGAGGTCTAACATAAATTTCTGTTGGCCCTCCTAGTGTTCCTGTTGGAACGTTATTTGCGTAATACACAAACTGTGTTGGGCTAAGAACTGTTGCAACAACAAAGTTACCGTTTGGTGGATTTGTTGTAGCTGTTGATCCCTTAACAACAATTTCGTTTCCAATTGCTAGTCCGTGGTCTACTGTAGTAGTAACGTTAATTCTATTAGTAGAATAGGTTAATGCTGGAATAAATCCAATTCTTGCGCCACTAAATACTGTAGCTCTATAAATTGCTGTTTTATTTGTGTCTAAAATATTTGTTAGGTTAGCTTGGCTATTTTTTGAAGAAGCTGTATAAGTGAATGTATTTGTTCCTCCACCAGACTCCACAACAAAGTTACCGTTTGCTGCTGGAGCAAATGTATCTTGTACAGAAATAGGGTCTCCGTTATTTGGACCAACTCCTGAAGTTAATGATACGGTTACAACGTTTGTTCCCAAGCCGTAAGTAATTGATCCAATATTTGCAATTGGAGTTGGAGATGCGTAAGCAAAAGGCTTGTTGTTATAGAGAGCTAAGTTTTCCCACTTTGAAATCTGTGTTCCATATTCAAAGTCTGTATCAATAAGAGCTTGTGGCTGAGTTACTCTAAGCTTATTTGTTGGATCCAACATTGTTTCTGATGGAGTAAATGATTCATCCACCTCATCCAATGTGATTGAAATTTTATCTGTAGACAACATCGCTGCTGTATTATATGCAAAAACGATGGTCGTGGTCTCGACACCATTTGCCTCTAATGAAACATAAGATGTTGCATTAAGTGAAGGGTCAGAGAAGTTATAAATTACCTGATTTTGGGTAACGTTTGTAATTAAAAGCAGTCTCTCTCGTGGGATTGCCTTTGGAATCACCAAAGTCTTAGTCGATGGTGTAAATGTATAATGTGTTTCTACTAAAATTTTTCTTGCCATGTGCTTACGCTCCTAATAATATATCTATTGGTCTAAACGGATACTTTGATTTGGTTATAGAGTTAGTGGCGGGTCCGCCCATAACTCTACCGTCAAATGTAGATCCTCTTGGTACAGGTTCTCCAAAGTTCAGATAACCCTGAGAGTCTACAAAAAAACCTTCTTGAGGTATCGGAGATAACCAATGATTATCTTGATTTCCTAGTATTTGAATTATACCATTAATGCTTATTAAAAGCCTAAGAGGGTTGGTTATGTTTACTACAGTATTATTGAATTTTGGCTGGAACCTTTGTTCTGCGCCGTTAAATTGGCTAGTCAAATTATCTAAAGGTATAATATCCTGGGCATATGAGTCAACGTATGCTTTATTTACGGCATCTGTTGGATTTACTGGAGATGGAACTGTTACTGTTCCAGTAAATGTTGGAGAAGCTTTTGGAGCCTTTAAATTCAGGTCGCTAACCAAACCTGAAATCTTAGATTGATCAATTGCGGCTGATGCGCTAATTTTATCATTTGTAATTGCATTTGCTGCAATCATTGCTTCTGTAATAGTTGAATTTGGAAGAATTACTGTACCAGTAAATGTAGGTGAGGCAAGTGGTGCCTTTAATCCTAGGGCTGTTGTTACTGTTCCAGCAAAATTTGCATCATCATTAATTGCTGCTGCCAACTCATTTAATGTATCTAAGGCTGCTGGAGCACCATTAAGCAAATCATTTATTTCAAAATGTACGTATTCTGTTGTAGCAATTTGTGTAGTTGTAGTTCCTGGTGCTGCTGTTGGAGCAGTAGGAATTCCACTAAGAGCTGGAGAAGATAAAGAAGCCTTTAAATCAATTTGCCCCTGAACAGAGCTAGTAATTGATGATAAATGTGTCAAATCTATTATTGAAGAATTTGATAAAGATATTGATGTTGGAAGAGTTACGCTACCAGTAAAAACTGGATCTTCTGATGGAGCCTTTAATGATAAATCTGAAACTAAATTAGTTATCTTAGACTGATCAATTCCTCCAAATATTTTTTCATTTGTTACTGCGTCATTAATAATTTTTGCAGTACCTACTGAATTATCTGTTGGAACTCTTGTGTCAGAAAGCCTTACATCATTAGTATATACTAAGTTTGCTGTATTTGTTATTCCGTGAACATTTGTTGTTACATCATTATGTGTTGAAATTGCTGAAGTTGTAAATGAGTTTGCTGCACCTTCTGTAATTCCAGCTTGAGTAGATATAGCATTTCCAACATATTCTTGTGTTGTCAAAAGAGAAGTATCTACAATTCCGTGTACCCCTAGAGTATCTGAGTTATGTACAGATATTGCAGCATCTACAGAAGAATTAGTTGCAAGTACGCTTGTGTCTGCTATTCCATGAACTGAAGTTGTATCATTTTGATGTGCAGTTATATCTGAAGCTATTCTGCTATTTCTAGCAATTACTTCTTGAGCTATACCATAATCTGTATACTGTTTTAATGAAGCATCTAGTGTAGATAAATCTGTTGCAATTGATAGATCTAATTCTTGAATTTCAGCATCAGTGTAAGCTTTATCTGTAACGCTAGCCTGTGCAACTTGTGTATCAACATAAGATGTTGTTGCTAAAAGAGCAGTGTTTGCAATTCCGTGAATATTTGTTGTGTCTGCTTCGTGAGATGCAAGAGCTGTGGCTGCTGCAGTTTCGGCAGCAGAGACATCTGACTGATATGCAAGTTGTGATGTATCTGTAATTCCATGTATATTTGTTGTGTCTGCTTCATGAATTGCTAAATTTAAAGCGGCTGAGCTTGATGCTGTAGCTATATCAGCGCTTAATGTTGTACCTTGTGCAGTTAATTGTGTTTGAGTAACTAACTGTGCTGTATCTGCAATACCGTGAACTGCTGTAGTATCATTGTGATGAGCTGAAACTGCTGTTGCAATTGCTGTTGCAGTTGATGTTTCAGATATTGTTATTGCAGCTGTTAATTCAGATTCAGTTACTAAATCGGCAGTGCTTAATATTCCATGAACGCCTGTAGTTTCATTATTATGATTATTAATTTCTACTGCAAGATTCTGAGCTACGTAGTTTTGTGATGCAATAGGATTATATGCATTTCCATTTTCAAATACTTTCCATTGGTCTACTGTTTCATCCCAAACTATTCCTGCATCTGTAGAAGTTCCTCTTTCAACAATAATTCCATAGTTTGTTCCTGGTTGAGGAGCGGTGGCTGGATCATGATCTGAATTTAATATTACACTATTTTGAGCTAAAACATTTCCGTCATTATCTAATTTTACTGCACCACCAGGAGCATCTAATTGACTTAGTGGAATATAATCACCTAAGTTATTTTGTAGTCCATCTGGAGTAACTGTAACATATTCAAGCTGTGCCCAAGTAGAGGTTCCGTCACCAATCTTTATTTGAAGTGTATCTGTTTCAAATCCAATTTCACCATTTCGTAAAACTTCTGAGGCTAAAAATGATGAAGACTGCTTTTGTGTAATTTTTCCTAAATTATCTTTATTAATATTTAATACAGAGTTAGAAGTAAGTACTGGAACCTCATCAATCATATAAGATCTTCCAGCATGGATATCAATATTTTCGGAAGATGTCCATGCGTCTGAAGTGTTATACCAATAAATATGTTTTTCTGTATCACCCTTAAGAGCAATACCTCCGCCATCTGCAGTTGCATCTGTTGGGTTTGCTATGTCTCCAAGCTCAATGAATTTATCATCTACAGATAGAGTTGATGAGTTAATTGTTGTTGTTGTACCATTAACTGTTAAATTACCCATTATCTCTAGATTATTTCCAACATGTAGGTTATTTGTTACAGTTACGTCAGAAGGTAATCCTATTTGAACAGAAGCTGTTTCTGAGCCAGAACCTGTAACCTCAATTTCATTTGTTGTTCCAGTAATTGTTGCTACATAATTTCCAGATGTGTCTGTTCCAAGAGATATGGAGTTCGGCTCTATTGTTGTTGAAATTTCAACATTTCCTAGGTTTGTCATTGTTGCAGAGCCAGTAACATCACCAGTTAAAGTAATTGTTGGGTCTGCTACATTAAAATCAATTTTGCCATCTATATCATTATACGTTACAGAAATTCCTGATTCTGTATTAGAATCAATCATGCCACCTACAATATCTTGTACACGTTCAGTATTTAATGTAACATTTCCTTGTGCAACAGTAAAGTCTGTTTGATCAAAAGAGGCCACACCTTTATTTGTAGAAGTTGCATCTTCTGCAGAAACGTTAATTGTGTTGTTTGTAACCAACACATCAATTCCTTCTCCGCCTTCAACTGTTAAAAAGTCTGTTAGTAAATTAACTGTGTCTGAACCAGTGTCTCCAGCTATTGAAAGATTTGTTGCTACATCTGTTTCTCCTGCTGCTGTTAATCTACCTTGATTATCTACAGTAAAAGTAGGAATCTTAGTTGTAGATCCATAAGATCCAGCATTAACAGTAGTATTATCTAAATCTATTGTTATTATATTATTAACATCATCATAATTTTTTGAAAGAGCAACACCAGCGTTTAGAGATGTATTTACTGCATCTTGTGCAAGCTCTGTAATGTCTGATAAATTAGCTTTTAGCGCAAGTGCGTCTATGGCAGCTGTAGATAATGGCTTATTAATATCTGAAGTATTATCAACATTTGCAAGGCCAACGTCTGATTTAACAATTCCAGTTGGTGTAGTTATAACTGGAGACATAATTGTTTTATTTAATAAAGTTTGTGATCCGTCATCAGTAATTAATTTTGCAGTATTAGCTATACCATGGACATTAGTTGTATCAGCTTCATGGCTAGCTAGATTTGTTGCAACATTATTAAAAAATGCTGGATCATCATTTATGGCTGCTGCAAGCTCATTTAAAGTATCAAGAACTCCAGGAGCCCCGTCAATTAAATTATCTACAGCAGTTTTAACAAACTCTGTTGTTGCAACTTGAGTAGTATTAGTTCCAGCAGTTGCTGTTGGAGCTGTCGGAATTCCTGTTAAAATTGGAGAAGCTAAAGTTTTATTAGAAAGTGTTTGTGTTCCAGTAGTTGTTATTAAAATACTTGTATCTGGAATACCGTGAATATTTGTGGTATCTGCTTCGTGAGAAGCTAAATTTGCTGCAACTGATGCAAAGAAGTTGGGGTCATCTCCAATAGCGGCAGCTAATTCATTAAGAGTGTTAAGTAGCTCTGGGGCAGTGTCTAAAACTGCAGCTAATGAGTCATCTACATATTGCTTATTTGCAATTACTGAAGTATCAACAGATACTGTAATAGTATTTGCTGCATCATTGTATACTTTTGTAATGCCATTACCAGCAGTAAGTGCTTGATTTACAGCATCTTGAGAAAGCTCTGTAAGCTCAGAAGGTAATACGTTAACATATGGTCTGCTTGACCAAGTGGATGACCCGTCACCAATTTTAAAGCGTAGTGAGTCTGTTTCAATTCCAACTTCTCCAGCTCTTAATATTGGATTTACTGAACTCCAATTTGCTGCAGTGTCTCTACGTAATTGAATTCTAATTGCCACTTGCACTACCTCCGTCTATATAATCTTCTATAAAGTTTGCGTTTACATTAGAGCTATCTGCAATAACTCTATCTTCATCTACATAATCTCCGTAAGAAACTTCATCAACTATGCCGTCTATTCCGTGAGTGTGCTCAAGTATTTCTTTTGGACCAGCCACATCATACCAAACAACTCCATTATACGCCTTTATAGTTTGTTCATTTAAGTTGTAATAGATTTGACCAACTGAAGGACTAGCTGGTGGCGCATCTAGCGTTGCCAACTGAATCGGAGTTAGAAATCTTTTTGCCATTATCCTATAATTACTACCTTAAAGGCTTGCGCTGGTGGTGGTGAAGCAAAGGATACTGTTACAATGTTATCTGATGTTCTAACAACATCAGCCTCAACCGTATCATATGTTCCTGCATCATAAACCTGAACAGAAACTTCTCTTGTTCCCAGATTGTGTGTAATTGGCCAGTTTAATTCAGTTCCGTCACCAATTTGAGATACAAATTTTCTTGTAATAGCATGCTGTGGGCCATTGACTAATCCAATTTCCCAACGATTAGATGTTTCATTCCATGTAAACAAAGCATCTTCTTCAGACCCTCTATGTACAATTAATCCAGCATCAACTGTTGGCGCTTGGTTTTCTGGCATATCGCTGTTAAGGTTAATCTTATTATCAGAGATATTTACCTGTGTAGTATTAATTGAGTTAATAGAACCTTGAACATTTAGGCTACCGTTAATTTGTACATTTGCACCGAATGTTGCATCGCCTGTAGCACCAAAGGTTCCACCTACTGTTGCGTCTCCAGTTACTGTTAAATCATCTCCAACAGAAAGGTCTGCGCCTAGAGTTACATTTCCAGTTACTCCTAATGTAGAGTCAAACTGTGCTGCTCCGACTACATCTAGTGTTGAATTTAAATCGGTTGTTCCACCTACAACAAGGTTCGTTGATATGTCTGCGCTTCCATTAATATCAACTGCATTATTTACTGTAAGCTGTCCACCTACTGTTGCGGCTCCGTCTACATTTAATGTGCTGTCTAAATCTACTGCACCAGTTACATGTAAAGTGTCATCTACTGTTGTTGCTCCATTTAGAGTAGATGTTCCAGTTACTGTTACGTTTCCACCAACGCTAAGGTCTGATGAAGCACCAGATAAAGTTACATCTCCAGCAATTGTTGTATTTGCATTAATTGCTACAGCACCATTTAGAGTTGTTCCTCCAGTTACAGTTACTGTTGATCCAAGTGTGGTTGCACCATCTACATGTAGGGTGCTATTTAATTCTGTATGTCCATCTACAGTTAAAGTATTATTTAAATTTGCTGCTCCAGTTACTTCAAGTGTTCCAGAAACGTCTGCATTGCCTGAAAGCTCTACGTTAGAAGCATTAATATTTGTTACGTTTAATTGTGTTGGCAGTGATAGTGTAGCATCTCCATTTGCTGCTTTTGATACAGTAATTTGATTTGCTGTTCCAATAATATCTGCTACATCGTGAGTATGGTCTGCTCGTGCAACATACATGGATGAACCATGGTTGACCGCCTGTCCAAATTTAATTCTGGTAGTATAGTTGCTATCTCCAAAATCACCTGATGCTGTTAGCCACTCTGTTCCATTCCAGAAATACAGAAGATTGTCAGCGTTGTTGTAATAAATCTGACCAGTTACTGGACTAGATGGCGGGGTACTTAAATTTTGAATACGAGCATTTAACAACTCATTTTTATTGAGGTTAATACTCGTTACGAATAATCTTGCCATTTACTTCTCCTTAAGACAGATATGCTGTCCCTGAAAATGGTTGAGCCATTGTCAGCGTTATTTTATTAATACTATTATAGTCTATTCCTGTTTCTAATATATCTCCAGAACTAGCTTTTACTGTTACGTTTGGGTTGTATCCTAGGTTATGAGAAATTTCTACAGAATATATGCCATCTACTGGACCAGTTACTTGACCTATTGCAAATGGGTAGGTCATTGTCATTGTGCTTAATAGATAGTTAGTAGAGTTTGCCCAAGTTAGGTCTGAAAGCTTTGGCCCATAAAATCTAGTAGTATTTTTATCGTAGTAAAAATCTCCTTCTAGACCAAGGTTGTCTGCTGGTGCACCTTCTCCGTTGAGAATGGTTTTTCCTCTTGGTCCTTGTGGGCCAGGAGAAGAAATTTTAACAGCATTTATATTTTCTTTTACAACAACAAGGTTTGTTTCTTCGTTTACGATTACTTTTTCGGCCATTAAATAGTTACACTCCTACTCAGCGTCATATATCCTTCTAGCAGCTTAATCTTATTAGCGTTAGAATCAGTAAGCATAATGTCATACTCTGATTTTGGATAAAATAGTTTATTTGTTTGAGTAGGAGTTATTTTAATAGTTAGCTTACCAAGTAGTGGATCTATTGTAATTCCACCGCCTGGTGAGGTTAAAGAAAATGCCAACTTTTGTCCGCCTTTAGAATCACGGACCTGCATTTTAGCACTTGCCCCAGTTAAGTTTATGGGTAAGTTATTATTGTCTTTATATTCAACAATAAATGTAAAAGTAGCATTTTGATCTACTTCGAAATTTTTTTGCCCTGCCATTTGCTAGTACTCCTAAATAGGAAAACTCCTATGCTTATTTTAGCACAGGAGTCATCCTAATCGTCTTTAATTACTTCTTAGTCTTGAAACCAAATTCTTGATTACTTGGGCTAAGAGCCTTCAAAATTACTGGAGCAACGGCTGCGATGCCACCCATCAACAAATCCTTTGGATTTGTGTTTCCAGTCATGTACAAAGCAATTGCGGCTGAAAGAAATGCTCTTGCATATGTTCCTAGCGCTGCTAAAATTTCCTCTGTCATTGTAACCTTTCCGTCCTTATTTAGATCTCTATTCATTTGATCATCTCCAATTTTGGGCCCTGTGCCCAGAATTTTGAGGGTATTTCCCCCAATATTATTATTTTACCATTAAGCAGAAATATCTACAAGTTCGCAATTTCCATCTGAAGAGCATGCAAGTGTAGCATTTGTAGAAGTTCCGTCTTCTGTCTCATAAAATGATAAATCTTCCCAACGAATATCTGAAGGCATTTTTGCCAACAACTCTAAGTATTCTTCTTCTGTAACCTCTTGATATGGGGCTTGCTTATAAGAATGATCTGAGTGTGGCAAGAATGAGATTCCAGAGACTTCATCAAAATGCTTGTAAACCCATGCACCTACCTCCATCCACTCTTCTTCTTTTACAGAAACTGTAATAGATGGCTTATGCTCACACCATGCACGTTGGTAAACCAACCAAGTATTCAAGTGGTCTAGTGCAGTTAAATCGTTTCTAACAATAGCACCTTCTGGAGCCTTTACTGGAAATGAAAATACGTATGTATCATTTGGCTTCATAACATCGTCTTCTACTGGAATTCCAACTTCTTTTAAAAATACAGAAATTGGATCTCCCTTTGAGCCACGGACTGTTCTAATATAGTATGGGGAATGCCATGGATGCATTCCTGAAGATACCCCGACCAATTGGGAAACTGTTCCAGAAGGTTTTACGCATGTAATAGCTGCAGACTCAGGAATCCCAATTTTCCCAGCCTCTTCTTTATTAATTTCACGAGCATACTCACGAAGTCGAGATAATGCATCTTCCAATTTATCAAGACCCTGTTTTCCAGAAAAAAACTTATGTCCGAATTGTCCTGTTAGTGAAACTCCAAGTAGTCTTTCTTCTTCAGTGTTATCCTTCCAAATTTTACGAAGGTATTTAAAATCTGTTAGTGTTGATTGCCATGTACCAAGAATTGTTGCAAGGCGTACTTTATTTGCAACATCTTCATTTGTATCTTTTTCACGTAGTACGACTTCTGAAAGATTACAAAACTGGTAAGGACGTAGGATAATCTCTGAGCATGGGTTAGTTCCATAGTGAATATCTGGATCTCTTCTTCCATACTTGGCTGCTTGGGCTTGAGCTGCGGCCACATTGTATATACCTCGTTCTCCTGACTTTGAATCATAAAGATTCTTCCATTCTGCTATAAACTGCTCCATCTCTGGTTTGCGTGAATATGCAACAGAGTTATTTGAAAGTGCACGTTGAGTATTGTTCTCCCACCAATTACCTGATTTGGCTGCAGCCATTTCAATATCATTAATATTAGAAAGAGAAATCATTGCTGAGCGTCTTACTCCGCCAACTACTACAACTTCTCCAATCTTACACATAATATCATGTGCTTCAATTGGCTTAAGTTGACGGCCTGCCGCATTCTTAAATTTTGCAATAGTAAAATCAAATAGGTTTATAAGTGGCTGTGGACCAGATGATCTTCCTCCCATAGTCTTAAGACGAGCACCTGCTGGTCTAACTTTAGAAACATCAATTGCTGGAACTTGTCCTGTCCACAAAAGAGCTAGCAGTTCACGATATGCTTTGGCCCAACCTTGTTTTGAATCTTCTACAACAATTACTGTTGTTGTTTTTTCAAACGTCTCTGGGACGGAAGGAAGTTTGTTAACATACTTGTATTCTACAGAAAACCCAACACCTGTTCCACACATAAGGATATACATAGTTTCATCAAATGAGCGTGGTGAATCTACTGGAACAAATGAGCAGTTATATCCTGCAACATTGTCTCTATCTAATGCGGCACCTGCAGTCATTACAGATCTCATAGAAGGCATTACGTTACGATTAAATACAGCATCTTTTAATTCTGTGACTAGGCTTTCTGATGGAACATAGTTATTGTTTACCTTTAGATGATCTAACATAAAGTTAAAATATCTGTCTACTGTTTCGCCCCAAGTTTCACGGCGTCCTTCTTCTGGAATCCATCTCGCATAACGAGACAGAGCAATGAAATTTTCATATGGGTTTGCAATAGTTTTTGACATTTTTTAAATAACACCTTTTCTCCGCCTTGCGGTTCTATAATTTTTAGTTGAAGCTCAATTCTACCAAACTTTAATTCAAAGGGGAAGAGCTTATTTAAATTTTTTAAAAATTGGATCAAAGCTATTCTTAGTCAACTGGATCCAATTATATTCATTATGTATTTCTTCAGATTGTTTATAGTAGTATCCAGAATATGCTTTAAAATTTTGAGTAACATCTCTCATAAGCTCAAGTAGGTGTTGATAGTTTGGTTCATATACTTTACCAGGAAGATTAAAAAATTTTGAATCTTGTAAAGTTGATTTTAAAACAAGTGGTCCTAAAAATTTAAAGTAATGTGCCCATCCACCAGTACATATAGTTGGCATACCAGTAGCTAAGGCTTGAAGCGGTATAAATCCAAATCCCTCACCGTAACTTGGATAAACTAAAACATCGTGATCGTGATACAACCTAACCAATTCTTCTTCAGACATGTCTTCGGTAATAACTTTTATATTATTATACATTTTGTCTGGCAAACCAATTATTTCTTTATCTATAAAATTATTAAAAACTCTTGTTGTGTTTTCTCTATATGCTTTTATAGTTAAACTATACTTTGGGTTATTACCAAATAAAGAAACAAATGCATTCACAACCATCTGTCCCGCTTTTCTAGGAGCTGGCTCGCCAACATGCAAAAATTTAATAACATCAGACTCTTGTCTTTTTTTAGGCTTCCATGCTGGACTAATTCCATGAGGATAAACTTTTACATTTTTCATTCCATTATCTTCAAAAACATTTGCACACCAATCTGATGTAGCCCAGACTTCATCACAATAATTTACCATTGGAAACCATGTTTTTGGAACTACTGTAGATTCCCAAGGTGTATAACTAATTTGGTATTGATTTTTATGAAGTTTATGTTGAAATGGCTGTGCAAAATTTAATTGTACTGGGGCACGGTAATCTTGAAATGGTGTTTGATGCCCTAATTTTTGCAAAGATTGTATAATATTCCAGCTAGCATAACCATAACCAGTATTTTGAGTTAAGTTAATTTTAGGCGTAGAGAATGATATTTGCATATATTTTTTTAGTTAACTAGGTTGACAGGCTTATCCAATCAATGCTACTATTATAGTTCGTTATCTCTAAAGGAGGAAATGCCAATGGAGAAAATAAAACAACAGGTAAGTGATTTGGCTCATAACCTGGTAACAATAGTAATGATAACATTATTTTTGTTTCCAGTCCAGCCTGCAAATGCCTTAAAAGTAAAACCTTTAGTGAAAACTGAAGCCCAATTAAAGCAAGAAGTCTTAGATAGTTTTAGTAAAGAGATTTACAAGCCATCTGAGATGCTTACAGATCAAGAGTTGCTAACGCTACTTAAGACTGTAGGATTCGAAGGAACAGGCCTTAAGAAAGCCTGGTCAATAGCAAAGCGTGAATCTAATGGAAGACCGCTTGCATATAACGGGAATAAGAAAACTGGAGACAATTCCTATGGAATATTCCAGATAAATATGATCGGAGACTTAGGTCCTGAAAGACTTGAGAAATTCGACCTAAAGAGTAACAAAGAGTTATTCGACCCAGTAACAAACGCAGAGATAACGTACTACATGACCAATGGCGGTATTGATTGGTCAGCTTGGAAGGGTATGACCCCAAAAGCACAGGAATGGCTATTGCAATTCCCGACTGATAACAAGAAGTAGGTCAGATGCAGATACAATACGTATCTAAATATATAGCCTTATCAAGAGAAGGCCTTGTTCCAAGACTCGATTGTCCTCTGGATCAGGGCCTTCTTATGTCTAATGAAGACTTAAATGGTAATATATACTTATACTGCTTATCATGTTCTTATAAAAAAAATATAGGCTTAGATTTTTATGATAAGCTCTGCAAACAGATAAAGGGGTTGTAGTGGCTGCTGGTCCAATTAAAGGAATAACAATAACTCATCCAGAAGTAAGAGAAGCCTTTTTTGAAGAAATAAGATCTTTAGAGCAAGTTGAGGATGTTAAGCCTTACGGAGAATTTGGGTTTTATGTAAAAGTAAAAAATCCTGTAATAAATTATAGACATCAGTTTAATGGAATAATGATTCCTATGGTTGGTGAATTTAATAATAAGCAAGAAGAACATTACGATGGAGCTATACTTACAATACCAATTACAAAAAAATATTTTCACGACATGCTTGAAATTATGCCAATAATTCTTACGCTAAAAGAAAATAATGAAAAATTTAAAGTTGTTTTTAATGCCAGAGAAAGCATGATTACTGAAGATAAAATATATAAAACGTTTTTAATGACTGCTCAACAGGCGAAAGACATAAACACTGAACCTTTGAGATATTGGCTTGATTTTTTAAATTTTTATGAAATTGATTATGAGTGTACAGACTCTAAGTTTAATAAAGTAATATCTGCAGACTCAGCTTATGTATTTTATTATACCGACATGGGATTTGAGCCTGCTAACGACAGTGAGACATATACAACTAACTACATTCATTGGTCAAACAATACTGGGCTATCTGGAGTAAAAAGAGTCTTTCCTACAAGACACGAAAGCTTAGCCTTTAAGCTATCTTATCAAATCATTACATTTGGACAACCTACTTTACTTCTGTACTCAGATTCTTTTGAGATTTTAAAAAGAAATTTTGCCGAAAGCGGTCTTATAAGTAGAACCATTCCTGGAAAAAAAATATTCATAGCTAGAAACACTAAACTCTATAGCGATAGAGCAATTTCAAATACAGATAAATTAAATGACTATATGGAATCTAAAGGATTTGAAATTTTTTATAATGAAGACATTAATATGATGGATCAGATTAAATCTGTTACTGAAGCTGAGTGTATTGTTGGAATAGTTGGAAGTAACTTTTTAAATGCTATGTATGCAGATAAAGGAACCCAACAAATTATATTTTATCCAGACAAAAGTCAGGACTGGTTAATATATTCAAACCAGTCTGCTAGATGGGACCATGAGGTTAAAAATATTTATACAGATAATAACCCTGAAAGCATGATAGAGTATTTAGAAACAACTGAAAGCCCTATAATTAAGAAATGGTTTCAAAATGTGTGAGCCTGAAAAAATAGAATATGAAGGATCTGCAATGTATGTTACAGATGCAATGGGTAGAGAGGTATTTTGGCTAGATGCAGGAAGACCAGAATCAACAGACGAATAGCATAGAAGATAATTTGCCACTAGTAAATTATATTATGCTGCACAGAATATATGACATGCTTACCCTTATTGCAAAAGAGGTTGCTGGTAGCCAAGACGTAGAAAAAATGGTAGAATATCATGAGAAGGGTTACTTATTGGGACCAGTCCCTTCTTACGTCCCTAACAATGAAGAGGAAAATAAATGACAAAAGAACAAGTAGTCTTGCTTATGGTCGAAAAGATTAATAACGATAATCGTTTGGCGGCTGTGAATCAAGAAGGTACTAAACTCGCTGATTTAGAGAAATATATCGAAGAAATGAGACCACAGCTAGAATATATGTGCGGTGGACTTTATGATATATTGGCCTCTAAGGGCGTCATCAATTTTGATGCCTAAACTATTGACATTGTAAAATTATTATTTTACAATTAAGAAGTGCTGGTAGAGCAGAGATGTTCCCAGTATAATGTATAGTAATATACTACATAAACCCAATCGGATCCGCCTCTGGTTGGGTTTTGTGTTTATATGGGTGTATAATTAGGGTATGATTAGAACCAAGCTAGTAACAGCAAATGCGACTCCTGTGGAGCTTAGCTTTCCAGATGAAGTGCAATCTTATTATAAAATAATTATTACAAATTTAAGTGCAAATAAGCATATACTAGTTGGTGGACCAGATGTATCTTTAACTAAATATGGCATAAGAGTAGAGCACGATCAGCCTCCAGTTACAATAGAGGGTGTGCCTTATAACGATAGGCTATATGTAATATCTGAAGATCCTTTGCAATCAATTTCTGTTGCAGTTATGGTAATAGAATAAAATAGTGCGAAAAAAGTGCGGCGAAAAAAGAAAGGTTTGGGGGTATAATTAAAATATGAGCCCACATCATTTTTCGAAGCAGATGAATAACCCATACTTCCGAACTAAGTATTTTCAGGAAGAGTCTAATACTGCTAAGATAGAGAAGAAAATAGAAGCTCGTATATATAAAATATTAAATGCGCTTAATCCTTTATATTGGATTAAAAAAGTGAAAGTGCGGCGGGAGAAGAAGAACCTAATTTAATCCCATAGGTTCAATTGCTTACCATCAGCAGGTTCAGATAGTAACCTATCACCATATACTGCCTTATATTTAATATTTCCAGTCAATTCGAATAACATTTCCATCAATTTATTACAATCATCATGTCTCCACCAAGTAGAGCACTTTGAATATTCTACATTTGGACATTCTAGCAACTTTTCTAGGATATAGTCTATAAATACTCCAAGGGCCTTTTTAGCCAAGATCTCATCTCCAAGGTAGAAGTTCTTGTTTTCTAGTCTTGCGCTCTCATAGGCCAATCTGAGACGATTTTCCATATATCCCCCCGTTTTATTATTCATATATATCTTAGTCAACTAGAATATATTACTTATTTATCTTTTTAATTTTTCTTAAATGAGTTCTTATTCTATGACAATTAGAACAAACAATCTCACATTTAGATATTTCTTCATCTATTCTTTTCTTAGATAAAGTAGAAACTAGCTCCATTACATTTGCTTGCTTCCGCCCACGCACATGATCAAAATCCATTACGTAGTATGGATATGATTCTTTGCAATCCATACAGGGAGTTTTACTTTTTAATTCTTGAATATATCTAGTCAGAAATGCC